AACTATTTTAGGTGTGCCTAATTTAATAGACACAGATAAAATTGCTAAAGCAGAAAGAGATGATCAAAGAAAAGATTAATGACCAAACACAATAAAATGGTATTAGTTGCTTCAGTTATGGCTGTATTAATATTTTTAATTGGCAAGTTTATACTTTAGTTTATAGGAGAATTTATGCTAAAAGGCATGTTAAAAAATGTAGTAGGATCAATAGCACCAAGTTTAGGTTCTGCTGTAGGTGGTCCATTAGGCGGTATGGCAACTAAAATTATTTGTGAAACACTAGGCTGTAACTCTGATGCTAAATCCATACAAACTGCTATAAACAATGCAAGTCCTGAACAACTATTACAATTAAAACAAGCAGAAAAAGATTTTGAAATTCGCATGAAAGAACTAGATGTGGATGTATTTAAGCTAGAAGCAGAAGATAAAAAAGATGCTAGAGGTAAGTTTAGTAAAGATTGGACAGCTAGAATTATGGGTATTGCAACTGTCGGTGGTTTTCTTGGATATATATTTTTAGTAACACTACAACCACCAGAACAAAATAGTGAAGCATTAATTAATTTAGTTCTTGGATACTTAGGGGGATTAGCAAGTGCAGTTATTTCGTTCTATTTTGGAGCATCTAATTCCAGCGATAAAGGAGAATAATATGAATATATCTGGAGAAGGTATTTCTTTAATTAAAAAGTTTGAGGGTTGTGAATTAGAATCATATCAAGATGCAGTTGGTGTATGGACTATTGGTTATGGTCATACCAAAGATGTAAAAGAAGGTATGACAATTTCTAAAGAACAAGCAGACAATATGTTATTAAATGAACTTGATGAATACTGTGAGCATGTAGAAAAAGCAGTTCAAGTAAATTTAGATCAATGTCAGTTTGATGCTTTAGTATCATGGACATACAACTTAGGACCAACAAATCTTAACAATAGCACAATGCTAAAAGTATTAAATGCTAAAGAGTATGAAGAGGTTCCTAATCAAATAAAGCGTTGGAATAAAGCAGGTGGCAAAGTATTACAAGGTTTAGTAAGACGCAGAGAAGCTGAGGCACTTTTATTTCAAGGTAAAGATTGGACAGAGGTGTAAAATGCCTTTTTCTAAATTTGTTTTCAAACCCGGAATAAATAAAGAAGGAACAAACTACTCTAATGAGGGTGGTTGGTTTGATGCAGATAAAGTTAGATTTAGAAAAGGCAGACCTGAAAGAATAGGTGGTTGGGAAAAAAACTCTAGCAATACTTTTATAGGAACTTGCAGAAAGATTAATACCTATAGCACAGCAACTCAATCACAATATAATATTTTAGGTACGCATAAAAAGTTATACGCACAAGAAGGTACAACTTTTAATGATATAACTCCAATACGATTAACTACAAGTGCAGGTGATGCAACCTTTTCTGCTTCTAATGGTGATGCAACAATAACAGTAACTGAGTCTGGTCATGGTGCTGTAAAAGGAGATTTTGTAACTTTTAGTGATGCAGTTTCTTTAGGCGGTAATATTACTGCTGCTGTATTAAATCAAGAGTATGAAATAGATACGATTGTTGATACCAATTCTTACAAGATTGAAGCAAAAGATTCTAGTGGTAGCCAAGTAACAGCCAATTCATCAGACAGTGGTAATGGTGGTTCTAGCACAGTAGCTGCCTATCAATTAAATATAGGATTAGATTTTTATGTTCCTTATAGTGGGTATGGTTCAGGTGCATGGAGTAATGGTACATGGGGTGAATCACCAGCTTTATCATTAACTAATCAACTTAGACTTTGGAGTATAGATAGTTTTGGAGATGATACGATTGCTGCTCCTAGAAATGGAACAATATATTATTGGGATGAATCATCAGGTGTGAGCACAAGAGCCGTAGCAGCTAGTAGTTTAGCAGGTGCAAGTGATGTTCCAACAGCAGTATCTCAAATAATGATGTCAGATATTGATCGTCATGTTATCGCATTTGGTTCTAATCCTATAGGTTCTTCAACAATAGACCCATTATTAGTTCGTTTTTCAGATGCAGAAAGTGCAGTAGATTGGACACCCTCAGCAACAAATTCAGCAGGTGGTGTGCAATTATCTACAGGTTCTAAAATAATTGGAGCCATGCAAACAAGACAAGAAATACTTATTTGGACTGATGCAGGTATTGTATCTATGCGTTTTGTTGGAGCACCTTTTATATTTAGTTTTAATGAAGTAGCAACAGGAATGTCTATGATATCTCCTAATGCTGTAGCAACAGGTGGCAATACAGTTTTCTTTATGGATAATGGTGCTTTTTATCAATACGCAGGTTCTGCACAAAGATTACCTTGCACTGTACTAGATCATGTATTTAGTGATATTAATTTAGATCAAGCATTTAAAATATTTGCAGCACCAATACCACAACACAATGAGATTATATGGTTTTATCCAAGTGCTGATTCTCAAGAAGTTAATAGATATGTAACTTATAATTACTTAGAACAATCTTGGACTATAGGTACAACAAGTGATGGATTTACAAGAACAGCATGGAATCCTGCATATATATTAAAACATCCTGTTGCTGCTGGTAAATTAGATACTACTGATAATAATTATCTATACAACCATGAAGTAGGACATAGTGCTGATGGATCATCATTCACAGCATTTATAGAATCAGCAGATTTTGATTTAGACCCTGATGGTGAAAGGTTTATGTTTATATCTAAATTAATACCTGATTTAGAGTATAGAGGTTCAGATGATACTGCTAATACAGTTAATTTTGTTATTAAAGGTAGAAACTATCCATTAGAAAGTTTATCAACATTACAAACTGTATCAGTAACACCTAACTCAACTTTTACAAATACTAGAGCAAGAAGCAGACAAAGTGCTATTAGAATAGAAAATACAGCAGATAACTTTGGATGGCGATTAGGTGATTTAAGGCTAGAACTTAGACAGGATGGCAAACGATAATGGCAGAAAAAACAAGCATACCTTTACCTTTAGCTAGTCAAGAATATGACGAAACAAATGAATCTATAACTAGAAGAACTATTGAACAAGCTGTTCAAGATATTAATTCAGAAATAGGAACAGTCAAAACAATGCAACAATCAAGTGTTAGTAAGTCTATTCGTAGGCATCAGTTTTTATTAATGGGAGCAAGTAGTGTCTGATAGTTTAAAAGTATTAGGTCAATCAGCACCTTCAGCTACCACAGAAACAACTCTTTATACTGTGCCTAATAAGACTCAGACTACAGTTAGTTCTATTGTTGTATGCAATCGTGGCAGTGGTGCTGGTACTTATCGTATTAACATATCAGTAGCAGGAGCTACAACAAGTAATAAAGAATATTTATTTTTTGACAAAGCATTAGCTTCTAAAGTTACAGAAGCTCATGTAATTGGTATAACATTAAATCAAACAGATGTTGTTAGAATATATGCAAGTTCAGCAGATTTTAGTTTTAATGTATTTGGATGTGAAACTTTAGAGGAAAGATAATATGTTAACAAAACCCATGACACAAGAAACAGATAAAAAAACTATGGAGTTTTTAAGAAAATATGCTATTGCACCACATCTTATGGATGTTGGATTTTTTAAAGAACCAAGTTTTGAAAAATATGTTGAAGCAGCAAAAGGTGCAAATAAAGCAGGTGTACCTGTTAAATATTTTACACCACATCTTATGGATGAAGGATTTTTTGAAGAACCAAGTTTTAGAAAATATGTTGAAGCAACAAGAAGCATGAATAAAGAAGGTGTACCTATTCCCTCGCACTTGCCCTTTATATTGGATTCAATAGATTCTTTAAAAGTTGGATATGATGCTTTTATGGAAGATTTTAAAGAAAAACGCACACCTAAAACACCACCTGATAAAACAAAGTTAGCAAGTGGCGGTATGACGGATATAAGACAACAGACACAAAATGTAGCAAACGCTGGTCGTTTTGGCGATAGTATGTTGGTACATATGAACCCTATAGAAGTACAGGGTTTAGCTAATAGTATGCCAATGACTATTAATCCGCAAACAGGACAGCCTGAAATGTTTTTACCTTTTCTTGCACCTTTACTAGGTGGTGCAGCAGGTACTGCTTTATTTTCAGGAATAATGAGTCCAGCAGTAGCAGGTGCAGTAGGTTCAGGATTAGCTACAGCAATAGCAGAAGGTGATCTTAAAAAAGGAATCATGGCAGGTATTACAGGATTTGGTATTGGTAATGTTTTAGGTCAAATAGGTGCAGGAACTAAAGGTGCAGCCGATCAAGCTACAAAAGAATTTATAGAAGCAGCAGCAGAACAAACTGGATCAGCAGTAGCAACTAATCCTGTAATAACTCAAGCATTGTCAGATCAGGTAGGTCAACAAGCAGCAACAGATGCAATGAATGTATTTAGAGGAGTAACACCAGAAGATGTAGTTTCACAAACTATTGGAGAAGGTATAACTAAGGGTGGCTATCAAGCAGGAGTGGGTGGACTACCTCTTGGTGCTGCACCTGCACCAATGGGTCCTGCGGAAAGATTAGGAGCAATAGGTGAAAATCTATTTAGTGGAGATACTTTATCTGCATTAGCACAACCAGCATCTTATGTACCAATAGCTTTAGGTGAAGGACAACGAGGAGTTATGGAAGCACAAGAGCAGTTTGAAGAAGATATGCGTAAATTTGAACAAGATGAAGAGGAAAGAAAAAGAAGGCTTTTTGCTATGAGTCCTGAACAAATACCTTTTGGAAGTCCTTTTTATGGATCAGCTAAAGAAGGTGGAATAGTAGGAATGGCTAATGGTCAACAAGTACCTTCTTTTGAAGAAATATTGCAAGGTCAAGCAGATGTAGATTTTACACCAGCTATTTATCCAGAAGTAACTCAACCTGTAACACCAGCACAACAAATTGTAATGCAAAATTTAGAAACAGGTGAAATACAACCAACAGGACAATTTATTCCAGCATCAAATTATAGACCGGGA